CCGACCTGAAAATGGAAGGCAATAATGTGATGGGTAAGGCACGCATTTTGAATACTCCAATGGGCAATATTGTAAAAGGTTTGCTTGAGGGTGGTGTTCAACTAGGTGTCTCAACTCGTGGTATGGGTAGCCTCGAGCAAAGGAATGGCATCATGTATGTCAAAGATGACTTTATGCTTAACACGGTTGATATCGTGCAAGATCCATCAGCACCAAATGCTTTCGTTAATGGAATTATGGAAGGTGTGGACTGGGTCTGGAATAATGGCATCATCGAAGCTCGAGAAATTGAAAGAATAGAGACTGAAATTAAACGTGCTCCACGTGCGGATCTATATGAAACGCAGGTTCGTGAGTATAAGAATTTCCTCTCGTTACTGAAATCACAGCAATATTAAGGAGTCAAACATGACAGATCAAGTCGATCAAAATGTTGAGCTCGACGAGGAAATCGAAGAAGCTCACGATCCAAAAAATGCTGAGGCTCAGTCACTTGCAGCTAACGACAAAGCAGAAGCAGCCGGTAAGGTTGCTGCGAAGCGTAAAGGTGACAAAGGTTCTCAGGACCCAATGCAAAAAGTAAAAGCTGGCGATCCAGATAAGCACTCTAACGGTGCTATGAAAGCCGAGTCAGTTAAATTTGATGGAGACTTCAGTGAAGACTTGAATGCTCTGGTCGAATCTGAGGCTACTCTTTCCGAAGAGTTCAAAGCCAAAACAGCTCTTATCTTTGAAGCAGCGGTTAAGTCTAAACTTGCAGAAGAGATCAATCGTCTGGAAACAGAATATGCAGAACAGCTAGCAGAAGAAGTTGCAGCTACTAAAGCAGATCTCGTCGAAAAAGTAGACAGCTACCTCAACTATGTGGTTGAGTCTTGGATGGAAGAAAACAAGCTAGCAATCCAGAGCGGTCTCCGCGCTGAGATCGCAGAAGGCTTCATGAACAAGTTGAAGGACCTGTTCGTTGAGTCTTATGTTGAAGTTCCAGAGTCCAAGGTTGACCTCGTTGACGAACTTGCAACAGCTAACGAATCTCTTGAAGAGCAATTCAATGAAGCAGTTGCAAAGAGCATGAAACTTGCAGAAGAGCTGGAAGGTTACAAGCGCCAAGCGATCATTCGCGAAGCAGCTCGTGGTCTTGCAGAAACTCAAGTAGAGAAGCTCGCATCACTCGCTGAGGGTATCGCATTCGAATCAGAAGCAGCATTTGCAGCAAAAGTTGCAACTCTGAAAGAATCATACTTCTCAAAGAAAACTGCTGAAGCCATCCAGGAAGAAACAGAAGAAGCGGAACAGACCGTAGAAGTTTCTCCAATGATGGAACAGTATCTTAAAGCAATCAAATCTTTTAAATAAGGAGATCCAATAATGGAATCTTATGATCGTTTAGTTGAAAAATGGTCTCCAGTTCTGAACGCAGAGTCAGCTGGTACCATCACAGACAAGCACAAGAAAGCTGTTACAGCAGCTCTGCTTGAAAACACAGAGAAAGCTCTTCGTGAGCAGAACCTGATGGAAGTTGCAGCTAACGCAGCTGGCAATGGCGTTTCCACAGCAGACGGCGGCACAGGTGCTGCTTCTAACTGGAACCCAATCCTGATCGGCCTCGTACGTCGTGCAATGCCTAACCTGATGGCATATGACGTTTGCGGCGTTCAGCCAATGACTGGTCCAACTGGCCTGATCTTCGCGATGAAGTCACGCTACAAGAAAACCAAAGCTGGTGTTTCTTCAGGTGCAGAAGCTCTGTTCAACGAAGCAGCAGTTGGCTTCTCTGGCGACTCAGCAACAACCGGCAACGGCTCAAATGGTCCTTCCGGTCTCTATGGCGTTGCAAACTCTGACGCAGACTCCGACTTCGGTGAATCTGCAGCAGCTCTGCCTTACACTGGCGATGCATACACCACAGCAGAAGCTGAAGCACTGGGCACAACCGGTGGCGAAGGTTTCGCAGAGATGGGCTTCACCATTGAAAAAGCAACCGTTACTGCAAAGTCACGCGCACTGAAAGCAGAATACACTCTCGAACTCGCACAGGACCTGAAAGCAATTCACGGTCTTGACGCAGAGACAGAGCTTGCAAACATTCTGTCAACTGAGATCCTTGCGGAAATCAACCGTGAAGTCATCCGTACCATCAACAGCCAAGCTAAGATGGGTGCACAGACACCTAACTGCCAAACTCGCGGTATCTTCGACCTGTCAACAGACGCAGATGGTCGTTGGTCAGTTGAGAAGTTCAAGGGTCTGCATGTCCAACTCGATCGTGAAGCTAACGCAATTGCGAAGCAAACACGTCGCGGTAAGGGTAACTTCATCATCTGCTCTTCAGACGTTGCATCCGCTCTTGCAGCATCTGGTGCACTTGACTACGCTCCTGCGCTGTCAACCAACCTGAACGTAGATGACACAGGCAACACTTTCGCTGGTGTTCTGAATGGTCGTATCAAGGTCTACATCGACCCATACGCACAAGCAGACTACATCACCGTTGGCTACAAGGGTACAAACCCATACGACGCTGGTCTGTTCTACTGCCCATACGTACCATTAACCATGGTTCGTGCAGTTGGTGAGAACGACTTCCAGCCACGTATCGGCTTCAAGACTCGCTACGGCATGGCGTCCAACCCATTCGTTGGTACAAACGCTGCTGACGGTCTGGCAACTGCTAAGACCAACCAGTACTACCGCATCTTCCGCGTAGACAACAT